TTCATAGTCGAAGCCGCCCTTGAGCCCCTCGTGCGGATAGCGCAGGGCGAAATAGTCAAAGCTGGCGGTCATCAGCCGCTGTTTCGCCAAGGTGATCGCCACACGGGAGGTGTCGCAGGTGATCCAGCGCCGCCCCCATTTCTCGGCGACAAAGGCGGTGGTGCCAGAGCCGCAGGTGGGGTCGAGCACGAGGTCGCCGGGGTCGGTTGTCATCAGGAGGCAGCGTTCGAGAACTTTCTGCACCGTTTGGACAACATAGATTTTGTCGGCCATGAAACTTGCGCCGACGTCCGTCCAATTGTTCGTGAAAGGGAAAACTGGAAAATCGTCGAGGTAGCGCACATAACCTACTCGGCTTGCCGTGCTTTCAACCCTCTTTGCTTTCTGGAGACGGGCCATGCCGTCCTCATTGGTCTTCCACCGAACTTGCATCGAGGGCTTAAAAACTTCGCCCTCTTGCTCGACCGGAAACCATGAAGCTGCGCCCTCACCTTTTTCACGCCCAGCACCTTGGCTTGTCAGGTTGTCAAGGCTGTAGATCATTGCGCCAACTGCTTCCGAAGCTGGCTTCCCATCAATTTTTGTCGAGATACTGACCGCCCCCGCGATCGGATGCCTTACGCGATTGTAGTTTGTGCCCCCTGCTAGCCCTGCCTCTTTCAAGTTGTAAAGCGGGCGATATTTGAACTTTCCGCCTTTGAAGTCTTTTGCGAACCAGACGATGTAGTCTGCCACGTTGGAAAGATCATCATTCGTGGAACTGCTCGTTTTGACAAATGTTATGACTGAAACGAAGTTTTCGGGGCCGAACAACTCGTCCAGCATTTCACGCACATGATGCAGGTTTTCATCCCCAATCTGCACGAACACCGACCCGCTCTCGGTCAGCAGTTCCCGCGCCAGCACCAGTCGGTCGCGCAGATAGGTCAGGTAGGAATGGATGCCCAGTTCCCAGGTGTCGCGGAACGCCTTGATCATCTCGGGTTCCTGCGTCAGATCCTCGTCTGACCTGTCCTTCACGTCACGCTTGTTGGTGAAGGGCTGAAAGTTCGACCCATATTTGATGCCATAGGGCGGGTCGATGTAAATCATCTGCACCTTGCCGCCCATGCTCTCCTTGGTCAGCAGCGAGTTCATCACCAGCAGGCTGTCGCCCGACACCAGGCGGTTCGACCAGCCCTTTTCATGGTGGTAGAAATCCAGCGCCTGGCGCAGCGGCAGGTTTTCGAACGGGGCCGCGAAGAGATCAGGCTGCCGCCACTGGGCGGGCGCATCCTTGCCCTTCAACCGCCGCGCCGCCGCCGCAAGGATCGTCGCCGGGTCCACCCGTTCATGCACATGCAGCGACACGGTATCCACCTGAAACGACGTACGTTCCGCCTTGCCGGTCCAAGTCAGGTAAGGGGCCTGCATCCGCTTCAGTTCCAGCAGCGCGTCCTTCATCGCCTGCGCGTCGCCGCTGGCCAACGCGTCGTCGATCAGTTTCTCCACGCCGGCACGGGCAGAGTCGAAGTTCAGAACCGGGTCCAGATGCGGGTCATAGGCATAAATGGTTTTCACCCCGTCCGGATCGGTGCCCGCATGCACCATCCCCACTTCGGGGTTGTTCACCCGCGTCTCGCCATGGCGGTAGGATACCACTTGCACCGGCTCACCAGATTTGCGCGGGGCGGCCCGCGCGCCAGCCGCTTTCGCCTTGCGCGTCCGGGGTACCGTTTCCTCCGGTGCGGTCAGTTCGAAATCATCCTCGGTATCTTCCGCATCATCCTCGTCGTCACCGATGATTCGATAGATCGACCCGCCACGCCCCTTGCCGCGCCCAAGCAGACCTTCATCCACCAGCGCATCGCGGGCAGCCGCGTAGTCGTCGTCCGTCAGACCGGAAACCTGTTCACGCAGAAGCGCCATCATGGCCCCGTTACCAATGGTCGAGCCATCTTCGGGGGTCAGGGACAGGATCAGGTTGGTCAGACTGTCGGACATGGGTGGCTCACCAATACGTAAAATGGCTTGTTTTCCATGACCCTATCGCGCGAAAGTCGCGTTTGCACGCCCGAATCCTCTGCACGGGGCGACCAAGCTCACAGGACCGGGATAGTCATGCTTTACGACCGAATTATCAAGCAAGGGACAATCAATGAACCGGGCGGCAAGCCCGATCCGCAGTTTGCGCTTCCATCGACCGTCAACTGGATGCATGCGCTGCGGATTCTGGTCGAGGACCAAGGGATCAATTTCGCCAGCGCCGAAGCGTTCTACAACAAGCAAGGCAAGCGGACGATGGACGTGCTTGTCGAAAACACGGTCATGGAGCAGCTTCTTCTTGGGCTACACCATTTATCCGCTTTGGAGCAGTTTCGGTCCGGATCGAAAGCATCTGACTATGCGCGGGTCGGTATCCTCGCGTGGTATTACGGCGTCGCCAATGCTGCCAGCGCGATGACGGCAGCGCAATCTGGTTCCTTCCAAGAGGATCATGCCGGAACAGCAAGGTTGTGGGACAGTGATATTGCGGCTCGCGGACTGGCAATGATGCCGTTCGACTGGCGCGTCAGCAGCTTGGTAGAAAGTGTCTACAGGCCAGAAATCGATGCTTACAAGAGTGGCAGCACTGGAAAGCTCCTCTCCAAGCCGACGACAGCTTCGGATGCATTGGGCGCGGCTGCCGAATACCTTTCTGGGACCGCGAGTTGGCATGTCTGGCGTGTCAGAGAGGACTTGATGAAGACGGCAGATTTCAAGGCGTTGAACGTCAAGGATTTTCGATCCAAGGATGCAAGGGCATTGCGAGACAGTCGATTGAACAAGAAGAGCGTCGGTTTTGTTCATCAGGCATCGAGGTATCGCGGCAAAGCCAATTACCGGGAAGCGCTCTTTCTCGCGTATGGGGCAAATACCGAAACGTACCTGACTGGCTTTGCTGACGATCTGGCAATCGTGCTGCGCGGCTTTCTCGCCATGACTGGAGCTTTCTGCAAGCGAAAGATTGGGACGGCCTTGTGGACCGAATTCGTGTCCGATGTGGACGCAAGACGTGCTTTTTCCACTCGGGCCGCAGATATTTGGCAATAGTTGGATTGCCAGGCTATTCGACAGGGCCCGCCGAGTTCTTGGCATCGTCGGACCAGCGGGATCTTTGGTCCGTCCAACATGGGGGAACCCCATCGAGCAGTTCAGCCAACATCAACGATCTTGGCTGATCGCCATCCACAATTGCTTCGACGATGTCGGGTGCCAGCGTGCTTAGTCGAAGAACCCGGGAAATGTAGGTGAAAGACAGCTTCTCGTTCTCGGCGATCTCTGTGATCGAAGTGAACACCCCGTCGTCGAGTAGTCTCTTCCAGCGAAATGCCCTCGCCAGCGCTTTGACCAGAGTGCCGTCCGATTTTCGTGTAGGCGTACTGTTGGTTGGGATGACTATCTCTGTTCGGCCGCCGCGCTTTACAAAGCGGAACGGCACGTGCACGCTGATCGTATCGGAAATCGGCTTCGTCCGCGTCATGCAGCTTCTCCCACTTCTGGTCGCATTTCGCGCGCCAGCCTAGCCAGTCCGTCCACGCGCAATCGCACGTTCAATCCTTCGATTCCGATGTCGACTCGGTCGACCAGCAGCGTCACGATGCGGGCCTGTTCGACAGGGAACAACTCGTCCCACAGCGGATCAAGCCGGGTCAGGGCTGCGTGGGACTCAGCCTCATTGATCCCCACATCTTTCTCACGGGCCGACTTCCAAGTGCACGCGACGATTTCGGGTTGTCGAAACACGATGCGCATCTGGTCAATGACGGCAGCCTCGATCTCGCCAGCGGGCACGCGGCCCACGGGGCACGATCCGGCACCATGCTTCAGCACCGTCTGGCTGACGTAGTAGCGGTACAGCCGCCCGCCCTTGCGGGTGTGGGTCGGTGAGAAGGCCGCGCCATCTGGGCCGTAAAGCAATCCCCGCAGCAATGCAGGCGTGTCGGCGCGGGTTCGAGCTGCGCGCTGGCGCGGGCTTTCCGTCAGGATGGCGTGAACCTGGTCCCACATCTCCCTGTCGATGATTGGCGCATGTTCGCCGGGATAGCTTGTGCCCTTGTGAACGGCCTCGCCGATGTAGACCCGGTTGTTCAGCATCCGGTAGATGAACTTCTTGTCGATGCGGTGGCCCCGGCTGGTGGTGACGCCCCGCTCGGCCAGCTCTCGCGCCAGTTCCGTGCCCGAGCCGATCTCGATGAAACGTGCGAAGACCCAGCGCACATGCGCGGCATCTGCGGAATTCTCAACCAGCTTCCGGGCCTTCACCTCGTAGCCTAACGGGGGACAGCCGCCCATCCACATGCCCTTCATCCGGCTGGCGCGGACCTTGTCCCTGATGCGTTCGGCCGTCACCTCGCGCTCGAACTGGGCGAACGACAGTAGGATGTTGAGGGTCAGCCGCCCCATAGAGGTGGTGGTGTTGAACGACTGGGTGACGCTCACAAAGGTCACGCTGTTCCGGTCGAACACCTCAACCAGCTTGGAAAAATCCATCAGCGAGCGCGAAAGGCGGTCGATCTTGTAGACGACCACAACGTCAACCAGCCCATCCTCGATATCGGCCAGCAGCCGTTTCAGGCCGGGGCGTTCCAGCGTGCCACCCGAGATGCCGCCGTCGTCGTACCGATCGCGCACCAGCACCCAGCCTTCCGACCGTTGGCTGGCGATGTAGGATTCGCAGGCCTCGCGCTGGGCGTGCAGGCTATTGAATTCCTGCTCCAGCCCTTCCTCGGAAGATTTCCGGGTGTAGACCGCGCAGCGCAGCTTGCGGACGACAGGTTTGTTCATGCGGTCCTCCGATGGTTTTTCAGCCCGAAGAAGACCCAGCCGTTCCAGCGCGTGCCGGTAATGGCGCGCGCGATGGCAGAAAGCGACTGGTATGGCCGCCCCTGCCATTCGAAGCCACCTTGCGTGACCGTGACGATCTGTTCGACGCCCTGCCATTCGCGCAGCAACCGGGTGCCGGTGATGGGACGGTCGCGATCAGCGCGGATGCGGCGTATGGTGATATTCCCGCCGTCAAGCTGTTCGCCCAAGGCTTCCAGACACTTTAGGGTTTCTGGCTTCAGCCCGCCATAGGCCAGTTCCTGGATGCGATAGGCCAGACGTGATTCAAGGTAGCGGCGGTTGAAAGGCGGCGGTTCGGTTTCGAACAGGTGGCGCCACTGCGCCTTCAGGTCAGGCGTCGATGTGGTCTTCAGCGCAGCCAGGCGCGCGGGGATTGGATCGGGTTTCGTCATGCGTCTCTCCGGTGTGTTGGAGTTGCATGAAGGCATTGGTCGGGCGGACAGTGTAGGCAACTTTCTACAGTCCGGTCAGAGACTTCGCCCCGTTCCCGCATTCGCAGCCGGATCAGGCCAAGCGCCAACAGGCCGCAAAGTTCGGCGCGGCGCTGGGCCGGGGTCATCTGGGTTGGCGGTGTGGGATTGGGGCGTTTCATCGTCGACCTAGTGGGAGCATACACAAGACTAAAGCCACCCCGGATGCCCCCGTGGGACACGTCGGGCGTTGTCTCCGCAAGAATCTGATTGCAGCCGCCTAAAACTTCACGGAAGTTGATCTGGTTCAGTATTTAACAATCATTACGGGAGGTGAGATGGCGCGTCAGTCGAAACGTATGGGCCGGTCCCTGACATACGTCCTGGATAACGCCAGCACCGAGCATCTCCAGTTGTACTTGCAACAGCCGGACGAGAACTTTGCCGTTGTTTCGGCGTCGTTAAGTAGCATCGAAGACCACGACGAAGAGAGCCTGCGGAGTGTTTTTGCCGCAGATCTTTCAAAGTTATCATTGGAAGATCTTCAGCCGATTGAGACTGAGAGCCAGCGGATTTATCTGCTAGCAGAGGGAAAGGGCCCAGACTCATGTCCACCGGTCCTGAAACGCCATTTATCCAACGAGGAATTTGAAACGTGGCAGTCGCAGCCAGACGATGTCTGTCGTGCGATTTGGCTGCACGTTATGCATCGAAAGGCATTTGACGATTGTGTCGCCTTTCGCAATGCGCGTGAGTGGCGAAAGGCTGAGCACGCCTTCAGCGCGCTGGATGTCCCGTTGGAAGAAAACTTCGGCTTTGTCGGAGACGACGTGCCCGAAGTTGAATTGCTCACGGCCATCCAGAAGAAGCTGAAGCTGTCAAAACGATGTGGAATCAGCGTTATCGACCTGCCCAAAAACAAAGACTACCCAGCATCAGTAATGGCAATCGTTCGACATGGCGGGCGACAGTCGAGCGTTGCTGAGCACCCTGATGATGGCAGTCGTCGGCTTCACTATTTCCTGCCACAGGATGAGGTTGTCCTGATCTTTACCCCAAGCAGCCAAAGGCTGGAGGTATGCGCGCAAACAGCTGAAGTTCGCAGTGCTGTGTCCGAGACCTTTGCAAAAGTGGCGCTAAAGCACGATATCTCGAACAAGCCACTGACATGGGCAAACTATGACACATCCAGATTTCTTCAATCGCTAGAGCTCGATGCCCCCGAAGTGCCAGGTTTTTTGATAGAGCGCGCTGCAGTCACAGAGATTGAGCTCCGTGTCGGGCAGTGGGAGCGCCGCCTAAAACTGCGCGTCCCCTTCCGAGATGATATTTCGCAGTTTCTTGAACAGACAATCGGCCACAAACGCATATTGCGGCGAGCACTCGGGGTTAGCCGCATTGCTTTTTCAATCAAGTTCACTCGGGACGGTCACGATGTTGCCGAACTGTTGGAATTCGCAATATCAGATCGGAATCGCTGCAATTTGAGTGCGAACGTCGATTCCGAGTTGCGACGACTTGGGAGAGCGCTTCTTTCGCATTGGGGCGTGATGCAGCCCTTTCGGGATCTGGATCATAGTGAGATTAATGCCCTGCTGCCGATTCTCGCGGAACTGTTTGATTTGGGTGAAGACAAAATATCCGCTCAATTTTTTGAGAAGCGCGGCGTTGACCCGACACGCCTAGTCCAAGCTGGACTACTGGTTCGACATTCGGCCGAGCCGATACTGATTGAAGATATCGACGCGGAACAGGACCCCCCTTCCCAAGACAGTCGGGTCGTCTACCAGGTCAAGCATGGTTGGCTTGAGCAACGCTTGGTCGATGCGCTGCAAGGATTGATCGATGATCGACCGCGAGCCCAATCTGACCGAGACTTCGTAAAGATCGGATCGGCAAGGTTCGGTGACCAAAGTGTCCCCTGCTACCTTTGCCGCGGGCTCTCTGACACGAACCGCTACATGCAGGCAGACGGCAAATTCCGCCAGGACGTATCGACGCTCCCCGGAATCGTCTTCACTGGCAAGGAAATTGGCTGGGAACACATCGGTCCCCACGTGGTGATCCCGATAGTGCGAAGCGGGACTCTCCCGACAACTGGCAATGTCCTGACTGCGAGTGACGTTGAGGCAGCCTTCCGGACCGGCCTTGCTGCTGCGCTTGGGGCCGAAAAGGTGAGTTTGGAACCGGGGCCTGGAAAGCAACTCATCCTCAAAGTGCCTGGCAAGCCGCATCTTCCAGTAGATGGCGAACATCAGCAAAACTGCATCCGTCTTCTGGTTGAAGACCACCATCGTGGTGGGGTCGGCGTCGAGACCTCCGCGTTGCTTGGTAACAGTAGCTCAAAGTCGGTTGGGCAACTTTTCGGAACACGATGGGATGCGATCAAAGACACCTACGTCCGAAACCTTCGGCGAAAATTCTGGGCTCTGAGCACTTAAATTCGTCCCCGTCCGAGCTTGATTGATGCTCCATTGATGTTTCGGCCGGTCGTCGGTTGATGATTCCCTGATGCAATTGGGGTGCTCCACTCACAGAGGAGCACTTCCATGCCGACTCCCTTCCCCTCGCGCCAAGCCGCCTCGTCGAGCTGGCCGACCGGCGCGAAACCCAAGCCCACCACACTGAACCCGGAATGGCGCTGCACGCGCTGTGACAAGCTGCTCGGCGTTTGCCGGGACGGCCGCATGCACCTGCGTTTTGCGCGAGGGCACGAGTATTTCGTGGGCTTCCCCGTCCAGGCGACGTGCCGCGGCTGCGGGACGCTGAATCAGGCGTCCAGCCCCACCGACTGACGCGACCCACGACCACCAACCCCCTGAAATCGCAGAGACGCGCGACGTCCTGACCTGGCCACGAGAAGGCGCTGGACGCCTGGCCGTAAGGCAGGCGTCCAATGTCTTTCGCATGGCACGAGATCCGTGATCAAATCATGCATTCCGCTTCCACCCTCAACTTTCAGCGCAGCTTCGATGCCATCCGGCGCGATCAGGGGCCGGTTGTGCCGTTCCGCGATCCTGCCGCTTTGCTGGATGCGCTGCATCAGAAAGCGGGCAGCCCGGATCAGAAGAACCTGATCCTCGCCGCCCTTGCCCGCGCTGCGCATTCCGATGGGCACAAGGGCGATTGCGCCCTTACCCTGATGTTGTTGGCGCTCTGGCCCGGTCTCGACGCCATCCGCCGCCGTTGCATCTGGCGTAAGGTCGGCACCAGCGATGAAATCGCCGCCGACATCCTTAGCCGCACCACTGAAGCAATTCGTGGTCTGGACCTGCAACGGGTCAACTGGATCGCGGCCACGATCCTGCGCAACGTCGAGCGGGATATCCTGCGCGCCCATCAGCGGGAGGCTGGCCGCCAGAACCTGCGCAGCGAAACCGAACCTGACGAGGTTGCTGCCGATGATGGTTCTGCCGACGCGGCGGTAACCGAGGCGCAACTGCTTCGCGATCTTCGGCTGCTGGTGGGTGCCGATGCAATCCTGGTGATCCGCGTGGCGGTCGAGGGTTTCAGCCAAGCCGAAGCTGGCATCGAACTTGGCCTGTCCGAAGCGGCGGCGCGCAAGCGCTACCAGCGCGCCACCCAGCGGCTGCGCGACGCCCTTCAGAAAATCCACTGACCCCGATGTCCCGATCCCGGCAGCGCGGTGGCTTTTCACATTCAGACGCCACCGCGCGTCTTCCTCCAACCGAAAGCCGACACGCATGAACAGCATTGCCGACCTTTCGCCCACGGACCTCAAGCGCATCCCCGGCCTCTACCGGCGCTGGGAACTGACCGAGGTCTTCGAGGCGCACCGCAACTATCAGATCGAGGACGCCGGCGCCCATGCCGACGGCACGCCGCTGCTGGCGATCTTCGTCAGCGATCCGGTTCCCGACACCCCGGAGGCCACCTGATGCGCCTCTTCAATCACCTCATCCCATGGAGAACTGACATGCCGGACCAACCGGACGACATCACCCGTCTTCGCAAGTCGCACTACGCCCTCGACGAACTGCCGGAAACCATGAGTTTTCCGAAGCATCCGAGCGAGCCCGCGAGGGAGCCGCTGCCCGTGATGGAGGCGACCGTCGACGACATCGCCTTTGCGATCGTCGCGGCGGAACGGGAAAGCTCGGCAGCCCTCGGACGGGCATCCGCACTGAAGCGCCTCCATAATCTTGCTCGTGAAGCAGGTGCCATCGGGTCTGACCGTGCCGCCGCCGCTGCCCTGAAGCGGGAGAAGCCCTGATGGCCCTCCCGATCATCAGCGCCGACGAACGGCTGGCGCAGCGCAAAGGCATCAAGGGCTGCATCTTCGGCCGGTCGGGCATCGGCAAGACCAGCCTGCTGTGGACGCTGAACGCCTCGACCACCTTGTTCATGGATCTCGAAGCCGGGGATCTGGCGGTCGAGGGCTGGGATGGCGACACGCTGCGGCCCCGCACTTGGAAGGAATGCCGCGACTTCGCCGTGTTCATCGGCGGGCCGAACCCGGCGCTGCGGGAGGACCAGCCCTACAGCCAGGCGCATTTCGACGAAGTCTGCGGGCGGTTCGGCGATCCGGCGGTGGTGGACCGTTACGAGACGGTCTTCATCGACAGCATCACCGTGGCCGGTCGGCTCTGCTTTCAGTGGTGCCGGGGTCAACCCGAAGCCTTCTCGGACAAGACCGGCAAACCGGACATCCGGGGTGCTTACGGGCTCCATGGCCGCGAGATGATCGGGTGGTTGACCCACCTGCAGCATGCACGCGGCAAGCATGTCTGGTTCGTGGGCATCCTTGACGAGAAGCTGGACGATTTCAATCGCAAGGTCTTCCAGCCGCAGATCGATGGCAGCAAGACCGGCTTGGAGCTGCCGGGGATCGTCGATCAGGTCATCACCATGGCCGACATCGCCGATGCAAATGGCCAACCCCAGCGCACCTTCGTCTGTCAGACGCTGAACCCCTGGGGTTACCCGGCCAAGGATCGTTCGGGGCGTCTGGCCATGGTCGAGGAACCCCACCTCGGGCGGCTGATGGCCAAGATCCAGAGCCCGATCCGCCCGGCACTGGAACGCCTGAATTATCCGGCCGTCACGTCAGCCGAGCCTGCCGCTGCGGAGGTGCCGGTCAATGGCTGATCACATCTCGCCACGCCCGATGTCCCGATCCGGTCCCCGCGATGGCTTTTCCCGTTTGACGCCGCTGCGCGTCCTGACCTCCCACTGAAAGGACCCATGCCATGTCCGGCATCTGGAACGACTTCAACTCTGCCCAATCCAACTCCAACGTCATCCCGAAGGGCACGCTGGCCAAGGTGCGGCTTACCATCCGTCCCGGCGGCTTCGATGATCCCTCGCAGGGCTGGACTGGCGGTTTCGCCAAGCGCGCCGCGACCGGTGCGGTCTACCTCGACGCCGAATACACGGTCGTCGACGGGCCCTATGCGCGCCGCAAGATCTGGTCGCTGATCGGCCTCTACAGCCCCAAGGGTCCGGATTGGGCCAACATGGGCCGCAGCCTGATCCGCGGCATCCTGAACTCGGCGCGCGGCATTTCCGACAAGGACAACTCGCCCGAAGCGCAGGCCCGTCGCCGCATCAACGGGTTCGGCGATCTGGACGGGCTGGAGTTCGTGGCCCGGATCGACATTGGCCAGGACACCAATGGTGACGACAAGAACGAGGTGCGGGGCGCGGTCACGCCGGACCACCGCGACTATGCCGCCCTGATGGGGACGGTTGCCCTGCCGATCGGCACCGCCACCCCGCAGGGCTATGCCCCGCAGCAGACCACCCCCGCCGCCCGTCCCAGCCAGCCCGCCTCCGCCCCCGGCACTGCCGGTCGGCCGAGCTGGGCGCAGTAAGGGGGATCGGCCATGCGCCTGCGCCCCCGCCAGAAGACCTTCGTCGAGCGCAGTGTGGCTGCGCTCGCCTCCCGCGGCAACACGCTGGGCGTGGCACCCACTGGCGCGGGCAAGACCATCATGCTGTCAGCGGTCACCGGCGAGATGATCGGCGATGGAGCCAAGGCCTGCGTGCTGGCGCATCGTGACGAGTTGACCGCCCAGAACCGGGCAAAGTTCCAGCGGGTGGTGCCAGGGATTTCCACCTCGGTGATCGACGCCACCGAGAAATCCTGGGGCGGTCAGGTCGCCTTCGCCATGGTGCCGACGCTGGCCCGGGCTTCGAACCTGGCCGACATGCCGCGCCTTGATCTGCTGGTGATCGACGAAGCGCATCACGCGGTGGCCGACAGCTACCGCCGCATCATTGATCGGGTGCGCGATGCCAATCCCGATGCCCGCATCTTCGGGGTCACGGCGACGCCGAACCGGGGCGACAAGAAGGGGCTGCGCGAGGTTTTCGACAACGTGGCTGACCAGGTGCGTCTGGGCGAGTTGATCGCTTCGGGCCACCTTGTGCCACCCCGGACCTTTGTCATCGATGTGGGCGTGCAGGACGAGTTGCGGTCTGTCCGCAAGACCCTGTCGGATTTCGACATGGCCGAAGTGGCGGGCATCATGGACCGCGCGCCCGTCACCGATGAGGTGATCCGCCACTGGAAGGAAAAGGCGGGCGACCGCCAGACCGTCATCTTCTGTTCCACCGTCGCCCATGCCGAACATGTCACCGAAGCCTTCCGCGCGGCAGGGATCACGGCGGCGCTGATCCACGGCGATCTGGCGTCCGACACCCGCAAGGCCATCCTTGCCGACTATGCAGCGGGCGGCATCCGCGTCATCGTTAATGTGGCGGTGCTGACCGAGGGCTGGGATCACCCGCCCACCTCCTGCGTCGTGCTGCTGCGCCCCAGTTCCTACAAGTCCACCATGATCCAGATGGTCGGGCGCGGCCTGCGCATCGTGGATCCAGAAGAGCACCCCGGCATCGTCAAGACCGACTGCATCGTGCTGGACTTCGGGACGTCGAGCCTGATCCACGGCACGCTGGAACAGGATGTAGATCTCGACGGCAAGACCGAGGCTGGTGACACCGCGACGAAATCCTGCCCCGGCTGCAGCGCCGATATTCCGCTGGCCGCTACCGAATGTCCGCTCTGCGGCGAGGCGTTCCCGCGCGAGGATCTGGATGCGGGCGAAGGCGGGGCCGCCGCGCCGCTCTCGGGCTTCATGATGACCGAGATCGACCTGCTGAAGCGGTCCAGCTTCGCATGGGTCGACCTCTACGGCACGGACGACGCGCTGATGGCCACGGGCTTCGCAGCCTGGGGCGGCATCTTCTGGCTCGATGGGGTCTGGTACGCCGTGGGCGGCGGCAAGGGCGAACGCCCGCACCTGCTGGGTGTCGGCGAACGCACCGTCTGCCTCGCGCAGGCTGATGACTGGCTGAACACCCACGAAACCGACGAAAGCGCCTTCAAGACGCGTTCCTGGCTGCGCCAGCCGCCGACCGAAAAGCAGCTGCAATACTTGGCCCCCGAGTGCCGCCATGACTTCGGCCTGACGCGCTACCGCGCCTCCGCGCTGATGACTTTCGGCTTCAACAAGCGCGCCATCCGCCAGTTGATCGACAGCGCGGCCAGCCCCGAACGGAGGGCGGCATGACCCATGACATCCGTCACCATCATCACGGCCGAGGACCGGCGGCGGCTTTGGCATCCGCGTGGAACGCTCTGTGCTGTCTGCCGGCAACCCAGCCGTGGCTTTGGCTGGTTCGATCCGCACCGCTCGAAGCGGCCCCGGCCATCGGTCTGGTTCTGCTCGATGCCCTGCCAAGGCTACTGGACGCGTTTGGCGCGGGAGCGTGTGGCCATGGTTGACCTGACCGATGAAGAGCGCGCGGCCATCGCCGCCACCATGAAACGCGTCGCCTTGCTGATTGATGAGATCGGATGGGCCACCCCGCTGGCCGGTCTGACCGAGGCGCAAGTGCGTGCCCTGATCAAAGAGGCTGTCGAAGGGTTCCGCGAGGCCATGTCCGACATCGCCAAAGCCAATGCGCCGGAGGTGCCGTTTTGACCCTCGATTACAATCGTCGCCCCAGCTTCGCCGACCGGGTCAACGACGCCGTCGATTGCGCCCTGACCGGCAATCAGGCGACCCGCACGCCCCGCGACTATCTTGGCGGGTCGCGCCTTGGCCACGACTGCGAGCGCGCCCTTCAGTTTGAATTCACGGGCACGCCGAAGGACGAGGGCCAGGACTTCAGCGGCCAGTCGCTGCGCATCTTTGCCATCGGCCATGCGCTTGAGGATCTGGCCGTGGCGTGGCTGCGCGGCGCGGGCTTCGACCTCTACACCCGGAAGGGCAACCGGCCCGATGGTGGCCAGTTCGGCTTTTCCGTCGCGGGCGGGCGCATCCGGGGCCACGTCGATGGCATCATTGCCGCTGCGCCCGGGGGCCTCGGTCTCGCCGTTCCCGCGCTCTGGGAATGCAAGACCATGAACGCCAAGAACTGGCGCGCCTGCGTCAAGGACGGGGTCACGAAGTCCAAGCCGGTCTATGCCGCGCAGATCGCAGTTTATCAGGCCTACATGGAAGCCAGCGTGCCCGGCATCAGCGCCGCGCCCGCCGTGTTCACCGCGATCAACAAGGACACGGCCGAGATGCACCACGAGTTGGTGCCGTTCGACGCCGATCTCGCGCAGCGCATGTCGGATCGCGGGGTGAACATCCTGCAAGCCACCGATGCGGGCGAGTTGTTGCCGCGCATCGCCGCCAGCGCCGATTTCTTCGAATGCCGCTTCTGCCCATGGGCGGCACGTTGCTGGAGCCTTGCGCCTTGACCAGTGACATCGTGCACTTCAACCCCTGGACGGACTTCAACGAGGGGCCGTCGACTGCGACCCCGTCCGGCTGTGATCCTGACCCCGATCAGATTTCCACCTTCCTCGACACCGTGTTCAGCTGGTGCGAAGGGCTGATCCCCCTGCGCGGCTTCGTCGACAAGGGACAAGGCCGGGACGGCAAGCCGCACAACATCTGGATCGCGGCCGATGGTACCGCCCGCGAAAAACTGGCGACCTTCGCGGCATGGGCCAATCGTGAAGGGGCGGCCGTCTATGTCATCCCCGGCACGGTCGCCGAACAGGGTCAGGCCCGCGCCGCAGATGTGTTGCAGATGCAGGCCCTCGTGGTCGACCTCGACGCGGGCGACATCCCGGCCAAGCTGGATCACATCGTCAGCCACCTTGGGGTGCCCACGCTGATCGTCGAAAGCGGGGGTCGCACGCCCGAGGGCGCCGCGAAGCTCCATGTCTGGTGGAAACTGACCGAACCGGCCGAGGGGGAGGATTTGGCCACCCTCTGCCGCCTGCGCGGCGAGATCGCCGTGAAGGTCGGCGGCGACACGCATTTTCGCTCGGCGCACCAGCCGATCCGGGTGCCTGGCACCGTCTATCACAAGAACGGCCACCAGCGCCTTGTGCAGATCCGCGAACATCGAGACGTCGAGGTCGACCTTGCGGATTTCGCGGAATGGGTGGCCGACATGCCACCGCTGCCGGGCGTGGGCATGACCAGCACGCCGCTGTCGGTCGCAAAGCCCGGCGTCGATGCCGTCCTGACCACCCCGGTGCGAGAGGGCGCGGTCGACGACTGGTCCCGGTTCCAGGGGGCCAGTGCCGCGATCGGCCATTACGTCCGCCTCGTCCACGAAGGCCGCCTCGACCCCTTCGCAGGCTGGGAGGCGATCTGCGGTTACAACGCCGCCATGCTGCGCCCGTCCTGGCCGCTCGATCGGATGATGGCCGAGTCCGAACGGCTCTGGGCGCTGCATGTGAAGCGCAACGGCCCGCCGCTCCTGCGCGCGGCCCACGCCAGTGCCCCTGCCAGCCCGCTGCCAACCTTCAGCCTTGGCGCGCTCCTCGACGACACGAGCCCCATGCCCGAGGACATCATCGGCCCCCGAGTGCTGACGCCGGGCGGGCTGCTGGTGCTCGGCGGCGCGCCCAAGGTCGGCAAGAGCGACTTCCTGATCTCATGGCTCGTGCACATGGCCGCTGGCGCGCCGTTCCTCGGCTTCACGCCGCCCCGGCCGCTGCGAGTGTTTTATCTGCAGGCTGAGATCCAGTATCACTACCTGCGCGAGCGCATGCAGCAGATCGCGCTGCCCGCCGCCGTGATCGCCGCCGCGCGCGACACCTTCATCGCCACGCCGAAGTTGAAGCTGCTGCTCGACGCGGAGGGCGTCGCCCGCGTGGCCGAGGCGATCCGGGCCGCATTCGCCGACGCGCCGCCCGACATCATCGTCATCGACCCGATCCGCAATCTCTTCGACGGCGGACCCGAGGGTGGTGGCGAGAACGACAACACCGCGATGATGTTCTTCCTGAAGGACCGGGTGGAGCTCTTGCGCGAGGCGGTCAATCCGGACGCGGGCGTCATCCTCGCCCACCACACCCGCAAGGCCACCAAGCACCAGGTCAAGGACGACCCATTCCTCGCGCTCTCCGGCGCCAGCGCGCTGCGGGGTTTCTACACCTCCGGGCTGCTCATGCACCGCCCCGACGAGGACAGCAGCGTCCGCAGGCTGGAGATCGAGCTGCGCAACGGCCCCGCGCTGCCGGGCAAGCTGATCGACAAGGTGAAGGGCGAATGGGTCGAGCTGAACCCGCTGAACGAGCGCCTCGTGCGCAAGGAGGTCGGCGCCAAACTCGATGCCGAGCGGCTGCGCAAGCACGACGTCATCCTAGGCATGCTGCTGGACGAGGCGGCCGGTGAGCGCCTCTACACCGCCATGCAGTTCGCCGAGACCTTCGAGAACCGGGGCGGTCTGGGCAGCAAGCACACCATCCGCGAGCGCCTCAGCGTGCTGTCGACCAAAGGCTTCGTGAAGTTCCTGCGCGACCCCTCGGGGTTCGGCTTCCCCGTCACCCGGTCGCGGTTCGGCTACCTCTGCGTCGAGGGCATGCAGTTCGGCGCGCCCGTCGATCACGTCGATCCGGACACCGGCGAGGTCACCACGACCGCCCGTCCGGTCCTGCCCAGCCACTTCAAATGCCCCCAATCCGGGCTCTGCCTGCAGGTCGAAAACCCCGCCGTCTGGGTCTACCCGGAGGGGCTCGAGGACGACCTAACTCATATGAGTGAGGCCTGACTCATATGACAGCGCCAACTGTGCACTCAATGAAATCAACGGCTTACGGGAAAATAAGAGTCAGGTCCCTGACTCATGCCCGAAGACTTCATGACGTCTTATTCCGCAATGATTTCAGCGACTTGTCCTCCCCGGAACAGTTAGGTGTCAAACCCCCATACTACGTATGGGAGGGCCACCCCACAGGGTTGGCCACTCCTCCCATACGTCCGGGCCAGCCGCGCGCGCCGCCGTGACGCTCCCTTGCGCTTCCCGATTCGACGACGGCGGCCCCGTACCGCCAAGCACCAGACCGCCGTCGTCTTCCACCACCACAGGCCCCCGACAAAGGAGACCCAGCATGGCTCAGCCGACTCTGATCCCGAATTGCGACGGCGCAAGGTTTGAATCGCTGCCGCTCGACACACCCCGCAACCGCAGCATCCTCGCGCTCGACCTCGGCACCTCGACCGGCTGGGCGATCCGCAGCCACGACGGCCTGATCACCAGCGGCACCGTCTCGCTGCGCCCGGGCCGCTTCGATGGCGGCGGTATGCGCTACTTGCGCTTCACCAACTGGCTGACCGAGATCGACCGGCTGTCCGGGCCCGTCGCCGCCATCTGGTTCGAGGAAGTCCGCCGCCACGCGGGCACCGACGCGAGCCATATCTACGGCGGGCTCATGGCCACGCTGACCGCATGGGCCGAACTGCGCGGCGTGCCCTACGAGGGCGTCCCTGTCGGCACGATCAAGCGCCACGCCGCGGGCAAGGGCAATGCCGACAAGGCCGCCATGATCGCCGCCGTCCGCGCCCGCGGCTTCAGCCCGGCCGACGACAACGAGGCCGACGCCATCGCGCTCCTGCTCTGGGCGATCGAGACGAACGGGGGTTTCGCATGAGATGGCACCCCCATGGCTACGGCGGCCGGCGCCGGGATCCCGAACAGGTCAAGCGCGAGGGCTGGCGGGAACAGGGCGTCCTCGCGGTCTCAGCCGATGACGACCGCCTCACCTGGCCCGAGCGTGAACTGGTGCGCCAGCTCGGCGAGAAGCTCTACGGGCGACGCCCAATGGGAAAGGAGGTTCGGCATGGCTGACCGGATCTGGACGGCAGACTGCGTTGCAGATCATTTCGAGGAGGCGTTCCGCACCCTGCGCAAACTGCCGACGGTGAAGGCGCAGGGCTACTTCAACACCTGGCCCGACATCGTGCGCACCAGCCGCGAGATCGCCGCGATGGAGCCGCAGCCGATGCGGGTCTGGCCCTCGGCCGCCGCGATCACCCGACTCGAGCAGACCTTCGACTGGGTGCTCTGGATTGAGGAGGCGGAGCGAAAGCTCGTCTGGTCCCGCGCGGCCCGTGTGCCGTGGAAACAGATCAGCGGCGAGCTCGGCTGCGACCGCACGACGGCGTGGCGGCGCTGGCAGCTGGCGCTGACCAAGATCGCTGCGCGCCTGAATGCACAGTGACTCCAATGTGTTGCAACACTTTTTCCTTCGACATCTGCAACATGATCGTGCTATCCAAAGGACAAGATGGGGGAGAGTGCGCCGAAGGGCTCGCTCTCCCCTTTGCGTTGAAGCCGGGTCCACTGGACCCCGGTGTCCAGCGAGAGTCCGGCCGGGGTCCACCGCGAGGGAGTTTCCGGTTCCTTCCGGGCCGAAATCGTATGCTGGCGGGCGAAGCGCGGGACATCGCCAGCGACAGGGCCGGATTTTTGGGAAGCCACCCGGAAGCCGGACCCATCCGCAACCCGCGCAAGCCTCAATAAACACGAACCTTTCTGACCGGACACCGCTGGTGGCCGCTGGACCCCGCGTGGAGTCCAGCGCGGCATCCGGAGTCCGGAAGCCACCGGCATCCACCCCGACCGAGAAACCTTGCCCACCATGACGCTGAGCTTCGCCCCGGACGCGATCGAGACGTGGCCGCTGTCGCGCCTCCAGCCCTACGCGAAGAACGCGAAGGCGCATGGCGCGGACCAGGTCGCGAAGATCGCCGCCAGCATGGCCGAGTTCGGCTGGACCGTGCCCTGCCTCGTCGGCGAGGACGGCGAGCTGATCGCCGGGCATGGCCGGGTGCTGGCCGCGACGCAGCTGGGGCTGACCGAAGCGCCGGTGATCGTGCTCGGGCACCTGACCGAGGCACAACGCCGGGCTTACCGGATCGCGGACAACAAGCTGACGGAACTCGGGACCTGGGACGAGGCGCTGCTCTCGGCGGAACTGAACGAACTCTTGGTCGACGACTTCGACCTGTCGCTCGTCGGCTTCTCCGACGGCGATTTGGACAAGCTGCTGGCCTACGTCGCGGAAGACGACGGTGAAGAAGGTGGCGCCGGGGGCTCCGTGCCGCCGGTGACCATCCCCGAGCCGCCGCGCAATCCTGCGTCGCGCACCGGCGATCTGTGGATCCTCGGGGACCACCGACTGCTCTGCGGTGACAGCACCAGCGCTGCCGATGTGCGCCGCCTGATGAACGGCGAGCGGGCGATCCTGTTCGCGACCGACCCGCCGTATCTCGTCGACTACGACGGCTCGAACCATCCGACGCGGAACAAGGACTGGTCGGCGTCCTACGGCACAACCTGGGACGACAGTTCGCAAGGCGCGGAACTCTACGACGGCTTCATCGCCGCCGCCGTCGCAGAGGCGATCACCGAGGACGCCGCCTGGTACTGCTGGCACGCCTCACGCCGCCAGGCGATGCTGGAGGCCTGCTGGGAGAAAGCGGGTGCCTTCGTGCATCAGCAGATCATCTGGGTGAAGGACCGCGGTGTCCTGACCCGGTCCCACTACCTCTGGAAGCACGAGCCCTGTTTCATGGGCTGGATCAAGGGCAAGCGCCCCCCGAAGGTCGCCGAGGAAACCTTGGCCTCGACATGGGCGCTGCCGAGCTTCGCCAAGGACGACCGGCCCGACCATCCGACCCCGAAGCCGCTCGACGCCTTCGGCATTCCGATGCGCCAGCACGTCGCGCGCGGCGGGCTTTGCTATGAGCCCTTCTCGGGTTCGGGCTCGCAGATCATGGCGGGCGAAGCCGATGGCCGCCGCGTCTTCGCGATGGAAATCAGCCCGGCCTATGTCGATGTTGCGGTGGAACGTTGGCAGGCCGAGACCGGCCGCGACGCGATCCTTGACGGCGACGGTCGGACCTTCGCGCAGGTGAGAACCGAGAGGCTGGGCGACGATGCCGAAGCCCGGTCCGATACGCCGGACCCGGACGCCGCCCCCGAACCCGCGCGAAAGCGCAAGACCGCCGCGTGACATGCATGACCTGGCTTTACCTTCCTCCGGAGACACTTCCGGAGCCGGAGACGCATGTCTGTTCGGCCTCTCCCTCTGCTCCGGCGCGGGCGGGCTCGATCTCGGGCTCGCCATCGCCATCCCCGGATATCGTGCTGTGGGCCATGTCGAACGGGAAACCTTGTCTTATGACTTCCCTCGGCTCCTTTGCGATAAAGGAGCCGCTGCCTGGCACGGCATATAT